CGCCACCCCATTTTTTTTAGCGTATGATGTTTCAGGTTGGGATAGGGGGTTACCTCTGTTACAGACAGTTTACTCGTTGAGAAATAAGTTTTTACCGGAAGAGTGGGAGTCGTTGAGTGCGTGGGTTGCGAAACATACCATTCACTCGCATATGCAACACTTTGATGGTTTTATCTTTGAGAAACATGTGGGCAATAACTCTGGTTCGGGAAATACGACAGCAGACAATATAATTGCTCATATGTTCATATTGGGCTTGGCACTTTTTAAATTATTTGATGGATCAGAACGGATGGTAGACAAAGTTGTGGCTCAATTGTTTGGGGACGATAACATAATGTCAATACCGGAATGTGGCAAAACGTTTGAACAGATTCAAAGAGTGTTTGAGGACACCTATGGAATGTTTGGGCTAAAGTTTGAACCCTTTCTGATAACCAGGGACTTAGAGGAGTGTGAGTTCTTAGGTTTTAATTTTAAGAAGACGGACAGGGGCTGGATTCCACGGTTTAAACTTGGAAAGTTGGCGAACGCGTTCGTGTATCAAACGTCGATTAAAGAGGATTTGCTGGCAACAGTGTCACGACTTTGGTCGTTGAGCATAATGCTAGCAGGTTCTGGATCTGACGTTTATGAGAAATTTGCACGAGCAACAGAGTACGTACTGGTAAAACATCGGGATTCAGAAATTCCAACAGTGCGAGTTTATGCAAACTACGGGCTGCCAACATATGATGAGGTGCTTTCGTTTTTCTTAGGAGATGAGTCATCGTTCGAGCCGAGACTGTTTGTGGAGACATTCGGAATGAAGATCCACCAGAGCTCGGGAGAGGAGGTGGTGAGGAATAAAGTTTTAAACTTTATGGAACGAAAGACTACGACAACGACGGTTGTGAAGCAACCAAAGAAGAAATTTACAAAAGCAGAGAGGGAAGCGTATAATGCTAAGATGGCGATGGTTAAAAAGCAATATATACCGCCGAGGTTGAACCCGGCAATTCCTCATAAAAATTTGAAGGTAAAGAAAAACGGAGACATGAGGCCAGTTTATAGAACGCCAAAGTTCAACGCTCATAGCCGGCTGTTTCTTACCCAAGCATTGGATCCGATGCATGATACACCAAATTCGAACAAAGCAGGGTGGCCAGATAAGGTGACGAGCTCTTCGGTAGTGAGAGCTCTCAAATTGAGAGTGCCGCTAGTAAAACCGGCCGGGAATTCAAATATACCAGATAAATGGGATTGCCATATAATAGTGAACCCATGGATGAACCGACTGGGAATGGAGAAGAGAGCGAGAGTGAACAATGTGATGGATTACTCACCGACGGGAGATATTATTCCGATTGGAGGGGTGCAAGCATATGCGTGTTCACCTGGAACCCCGTTTACTTATGGAGACGGAAATTTGCCGGGTAGTAATATCCCGGAGATAGCACACCTTGAGATTCCAACGACCCACTCAGTGGGGGAAGGGCGATTAATAGGGTGCGGAATAGAGGTTTTGAATGAGACATCTTTACTGTATGTGGATGGGGATTTGGTGGCCTGGAGGGCCCCAGAACCAAACGTGCAGCAGGGGTTGTTTTATAAAGCGGACCAATCGGCGGAACCGACCGTTTACCCATTGGATCCTAAAACAGTTCAATTCTACCGCTATCCGCCGGCTACACCTTCACAGGCATTGACATATGATGCGTCAGAGGAGTGGAAAGCAAAGGACGGAGCGTACATGGTCTGTACTTTCAATGATTTTGAAAATCCCGCGATGTTGGTGGGGTATACGAGTCCAGCGCTGATTTCAAATGAAACAGCGGAAGACATCACCACAACATATCAGGATGTGGCAACATTGAATAAGACGGATATTTGGACAGCCGCAACTATACACGCTTTGGCGGGGGAGTTGCAACCGGTGGATGTGATGCCGGGAACGAAGTTGTACCCGATAAACCAGTGTGGATTTATATTGTCTGGACTAAATGCCCAATCAGAATTGATGCTGAAATTCAACTTTACCTATGAGACGTTCCCGTCCATAGCGCAGTTGGAAATTCTAGATTTGGCAAAACCCAGTTCACCCTATGATCCAGTAGCGTTGGAATACCTGAGCAGAGTTACCGCTCGAATGCCAGTTGCAGTGTTAGCGTCGAAAAACGCATCAGGCGACTGGTGGAGAGAGGTGTTGAAAATGCTCTCAGCTGTAGCCCCGTCGGTGGGAGCCCTTTTGGGCCAACCGGCGTTGGGATTAGCAGCGGGGGCAGGATTAAGCGCATTCTCCCAATTATAGCACAGACAAGTGCAGATAATGAAACCCCAGCATATGGGTTAAATAGCCAACATGCGGCAGCGCGAAGCCGAAGTTGTTAAAAAATAAAAATAAAAAGAAAAAGA